CTCCTGAAATGATTTTTAACCAAAACCAAGGAAAGCTCTTCATTGTTCGTGAAGCAGGACAGGTTCCCAACAATAACAGCATTGCCTCACTTGAATTTGCAGTCGTCGTGCTTGGTGTAAAAAACATACTTGTTCTGGGACACACCGAATGTGGAGCAGTCGCTGCTGCAATGTCCGGCGACAAGTTGCCGTCCAATGCACTGACTCAACTTGCATCAGAAATCCGCCTAGACACGCATCCGGGGGATGACCTGGACGCTGCCATTTCACATCACACAGAAGCCGTGGCAAATGATTTGAAAACTCGGTCAGAGATTTTAGCAAGTGCAAACATTAAGTGGGGTGTTTATGATGTAAGAACTGGTGCATTCAAACTTGGAGGATGAAGATGAATTTAGCAAAAAAAATCGCATTATCATTTATAACACCCCAATATCTCTCAAATGTCTCGCCCTAATTTGTCTTTTAGGCCTCTTCCCTCATCCACACCAAGACCCAACTTCCCCCCGGGTGCTCTGGTTCCCGGTCAAAGACCAGACAGAGCCCTGAATAGTGCCCAATTTGCAGCTGCAACTGCTGCAAGAAGCAGCGGAACTGCGCAAGGTCTGACCGGTAGAGCTCTTGAAGTGTTCGTGGCGCAAGCTGCTATGAATGCGAAATAAATGTTGATAATAACACAACATGTTATGTCATTATTAAATTACTATTATCTATTATATATTAGAGATAATAATACAAACTAAGCAACAATAAACGATGGCGGCAGCAGTTGCTATTTTAGACGTGCTGCGAAAAAAACCGGTCGCTGAAAAGAAGAAACAATTCTCGGTTGCCTTTTTTGTTGCAAATGCTGACAAACTACAAAAACAAGGAAAGGAACATGCTGAAAAAAAGCAAAAAGAACATGCAAGTGATGATGTGATGGATGAACGACTAGATGAACGCATTGATAAAGATACGCCATCAAAAAAACCAATGATTCAAATCACCGATAAAACCAGTTTGAATCTTGTGAAACGTGATGAAATTTTAGCCAGAATAAAAGCTGCAAAAGGCATCATCACTGAAGCAGCGCCAAATCCTTTAACCATCACTGCAGCAAAGGTTGTAAGCATTGTCGAAGAAGCTCCCATTCCTCGGCTTAAAGGGAAAAAGCTTCAAAAAATAAAGCTTATTCCAGTTTCTGCAACACCGGCCATTGAAAAAGTGGTTTTACCAGAACCAAAAGAAGTGGATGAAGTGGAGGAAATGGATGTGGAACCACTCAAGAAAAAACGCGGCACCCGAAAGCGAACTGTTGCAACAGATGCAACAAAGGATGCAAAAGAAAAAGAACCCCAAACAGTTGCGGCAGCGGTCGCAAAACCACCTGCAAAACCAATTGAACCGGTTGTTGCATCAGAATATTACTTGAACAACCGAGAGAAATTCGTGGAATTTATTAACAAACTATTCCAAAAGAAGTATCGTGCCGAAATTGTTGATGAATCCACTGCGGTAAGTTGCGAAGACCGTCGCAACGCGGAACAGTTCGGCCTGCTAACTCACCAAAAAATCGTGAAAGATTATTTGAACCTATATTCCCCTTATCGCGGCTTGCTCCTGTTCCATGGTCTTGGCAGCGGAAAAACGTGCTCTTCCATTGCAATTGCAGAAGGTCTCAAATCCGACAAGCGTGTGTTTGTCATGACACCTGCATTCTTGCGCACCAACTACCTGAAAGAGCTGAAAAAATGCGGCGATGACATTTACAAACGACCACGACACTGGAAGTTCGTAGATGCCGTTGAAAAACCGACCCTCATTCCATCACTTGCCGAAAAGCTTTCGATTTCTGCCGACTACATTAAGAAGCATGGTGGTGCATGGTTGGTGGACCCAGAAAAACCCAGCAACTATGGCGACCTCAGTCCAAAAGACCAAGCCGAAGTTGATGCACAACTCAATGAAATGATTCAACAAAAATACACATTTATTAGCTACAATGGAATTCGCGAATCCCGACTTAATGAAATGTCTCTCGGCTACACCGTCAATCCATTTGACAATTCAGTGGTTGTCGTCGATGAAGCGCACAATTTTGTAAGCCGCATTGTGAATCACATCAAAAAGTCGCCAGACGACACCGCCAAAAAGGGGGCCGCTGCCAAAAAGGCACAACAAACTGCATTGATGAAACCGGAAGATGCACCCATTGCACTCAACCTCTATCGATTTCTCCTAGATGCAGTCAATGTCAAAGTAGTGCTTCTCACTGGCACGCCCATCATCAACTACCCCAACGAAATCGGAGTGCTCTTCAACATCCTGCGTGGCTATATTAAAACCTGGACGTTCCAGCTGACATCTTCCGCCCAAGGCATCACTGAAGAGCGACTAAAGCAAATTTTCAAATCTGTCGATGTTATGGATTACATGAAATACAGCGCTGCAGAACGCGTCCTCACTGTGACGCGCAACCCATTCGGGTTTGTCAATGTCTTCAAAGTACTATCAAAATCCGGCGTTAAAGCACAACTGGATAAGCTGTATGAAGGCGTGGAATTTTCGGTCGATGAACACGGCATAATCAGCGATGACGACTTTGTTAAAATGGTCATCACCGTCCTTGGAAGCGAAGGCATCAAAGCCACAAAATCATCCACCGTTCCGGTTCCATACAAAGCGCTTCCTGACACCCTTGAAGGGTTTGAAAAGTATTTCATTGATGCAGAGACAGCAGAACTGAAAAACATCGATGTGTTCAAGCGACGCATTCTGGGTCTCACGTCGTATTATCGCAGCGCACAAGAGCAGTTGTTGCCACGATACGATGCTGCTAACGATTTCCACGTGGTGAAAATCCCGATGAGCAATTATCAGCTCAGCGTGTATCAACAAGAGCGCTTGGCGGAAATGAATAAAGACCGCGAAGCAAAGAAGCGAAAGACACTTGCACCTTCGCGAAAACCAAGAGGCGATGGCACTGGTGCTGCTGCAAAGAAAGCACTTACCTTGAAGGATTTGTATGCAGAACCATCCAGTTCATATCGTATTTTCTCTCGAGCAGCTTGTAATTTTGTGTTTCCAAGAGAAATTGGGCGTCCAAAACCATTTGGCAAAAGCATGACTGAGACTGAAGGCGCAGCAGCACAACTCGATATTGAAGACCTGGATGAAGACATAATTGATTCCGACAGCGCGCACGCTCTCTCCAAAAACCCGGAAGGCGCGCTGGGTGTGGACGAAGCAGCCGATATACAGAAAAAAACAACAAGTGAAGCATACAAGCACTATGAAGACCGAATCAAAGAAGTGCTTGAACAATTGAAACGCAATGAAGAAGAGTATTTCAACCCGCGTTCACTGGCCATTTACAGCCCCAAATTCCTGAAGCTATTGCAGAATTTGCAGGACCCTAAACACGTTGGGCTCAACTTGGTGTATAGCCAGTTTCGCACATTGGAAGGCATCGGACTTCTCAAAATGGCAATGGAAGCGAATGACTATGCACAATTTCGCATCAAACACAATCCATCCACCCAGCAGTGGGTGCTTGATGAGCGACCTGAAGACGCCGGCAAGCGCCGATTTGCGCTTTATACTGGCACTGAATCAAGCGAAGAAAAGGAAATCATACGCTGCATTTTCAACAGTGAATGGGACCAAGTTCCGTCTAGCATTCGCGACGACTTGCTGCGCATCTCGAGCAACAACTTTTACGGGGAAGTCATCAACACCCTTATGATTTCAGCATCGGGCGCAGAGGGCATTGACTTGCGCAATGTGCGATATGTGCATATTTTGGAACCGTATTGGCACCCGGTTCGCATTGAACAAGTGGTTGGACGCGCACGACGCATTTGCAGCCATCAGGACTTGCCACTCGAGCTGCGCACCGTAGAGGTGTTTATGTATTTGATGGTGTATTCTCCAACACAGCTGAAACCGCTGTCCAAAGATGAAAAGGCAGAGGCAGAAAAAGAAGAAGCCTTGTTGGCATCATCAGACCCAAAGACCGTCGTGGACGTCTCCAACTCCGCGCTCAAATACATTCGAGTATCTAGAGAGCTGCGGGAGGGAGACACCAGCGCCAAAACTGATGCACCCATCACCACAGATGAATCACTATATGAAATCGCCAAACGCAAAGAAGAAATCAACAACAACATTTTGCGCTCCGTCAAAGAAACCGCAATCGATTGTGCCATTCATGCCAAGGCCGGCAGCAAGGAGACGCTCAAGTGCTTCACGTTTGACAACCCGGAAAACAAGTTCGCTTACACGCCCAACATACAAGATGAAGTCGTTATCACAGATTCATCCAAGGGCACGACGGCGACAAAACCCAGGACCACCACCAAACCCAAGCCAACTGCAGCAGTTGCAACAGCAGAAGCGGCACCTCTCAACAAAGAAGTGCGCAAACTTCGCATCAAAGAAATAACGCATGACGGCGTGAAATATGGCATTGATATAGACACCAATGACGTGTATGATTACGAAAATCTCAAGATTGGAAACCGGATACTTGTAGGAAAGTTCGTGGAACTAGAACCGGGTAAATTCAAAATCGTAGAGGACTAGTGGAATTCATTTATGTGCATTAAAACCATTAATCACAAGTTATAAAATTTTACAATTTTTATAACTCATTGTTTGTCTTGATTTGTTTGAATTACTGAACTTGTGATGTTTTCTTCAAATGTGATATGACTTCGGCATGATTAGCATTGACCGTCTTTTCCAGTTCAAGAATTTTATTGTACAGCTGTTGTGTTGTAATTGACACTGACTCACTTGCAAAAGAAGGTGGAGGTTCGCTTATCCGTTTGAATTTTGAAAAAATGGAACCCAATTCTTCATTGACAGTGTCTTCAACCTGGTTGTTAGACTCTGGTTCAAACTGTTCAACTTCATCTTCTTCCACAATGTTTGTGGTTGTTGTGTTTGAAAAAGACACCGTTTTTTTTGTGGTTGGTGCTGTTGCCGCGGTTGCCACATTATTTGCATTTGTTCCAATCCATTCTTGTGCCTTTTTTATATCTTCTGGTTTTAATTGCACCAATTCTCTCTCTCGCGCCGCCAGTTCTTGCGCTATCAGTCTTGACATCTCATCGCCAATGGGTTTGTCTTCCACCGCCGCAGCATCCGTAAAACTCACGTCTGTTGGTTTTTTTAATGTAAGGAATGAATCCATTTCTGCCTGTTTATCTCGAAGTTGACGTTCAAATTCATTGGTGCGTTCATTTTGAATGTCTTCCGCTCGATACACCACTTCTATCTTCTTTTTTTTAGGAGCCGCAACGGAATTAACGGAACGAATGGCAGGAAGCTCAGTTTGAACAAACTGTCGAATGATTTGCTTGTTTGCATCATTCAATGAACCATATGCAGTTCTAGATGCTTGTTGCACCGCTCGGTCAAATGCCAGTTTAACCGGTTCAAATTGTTCTTTGGTAAAACCAGTAAAAGCACCGGATTCTTGCAACGTTGTCCACAACAGTTCTTTGTTTTGCAAGCTGTCCACGTTGTTGTGTTGCATGTTTGAGAGATATTCAGAATCATGAATTATTTTTATATGAGTTTTGTCGATTACATTCAATTTACAATTTTCCATAAACGTGTAAATTCAGTTAAAGAGATATCATTCAGTTTAAACAACACCACACCACACCATTGATATGATTGATAAGATGAACAAAGAAGAAACGACCCCCGAGCAAAACGGGATAGTTGTTTGTGGAGTGTGCAAGAATGTGGCTGGAACGTTGCCAGTCATTCGCGCAGCATTTGAGGAACTCGTTGCAAAGTCAGGTGTCCCTTGTTGGGCCAGATTTTATGAAAACAATTCAGATGACGGCACACCGGATGAACTCATCAAGTGGGCGCAAGAAGTTCCCGACCAAATCAGTGTTTTGTGCGAAAGATTTACAAGAGAAGAACAACTTGCACGAGGTGTGGCTCGGACATATGACAATCTTCCATGTCGCATTGAACAAATTGCCTACGCAAGAAACCGATTGATGAGCATGTTGGAATCTGATACCGGACCGAGTTCCAATGCCAAATACGTAATCATTATTGACATGGACAACCCTGTTCCGTTTCCAGTGGCTGCAATTCTACGTTGCATTACGCGCGACCCTGACGGGTTTGATGCTCTCGTCTGCAACGGACTGAATCCAATAGGATACATGTATGATTTTTATGCGTATCGTGATGCACAGTTTCCATTTGGTCCAGAAATTATGCGGGAAGCATTTTGGTCAGGACAACATCAATATTACGTCCAAACTGCAATGTACAACAAAACCATGTTTCAAGGTCGACAACTTCGACAAAACCCGGGAGGACTGCCATACATTCCCATTGGTTCTGGGTTCAATGGACTATGCATATTTCGACGAGATGCCATACATGGTGTGCGATATTCTGCAATACCTACACCAGAAATGAATGCAGAATATGAGGCAATGAAATGCATTCCGCCTTTGGCAAAAAATGCAAAAACACATGTCGATGGGGCAACCGTCGGCATGTATTTGTTTCCAAAGGATGCAAACAACAATCGCATCTTTTACTTTCATAATTCGGGATACAATTTCCCAATAGTATGTGAACATGTTCCATTTTTCGCAGGAATGCGTGCTAAAAATCATCGACGCATCTACTTGTGCACCGACTTGGTATGGAATTGGATTTGAATGCACATTTATTGCAATATCTTTTCAATGAACTCATCATACAGTCCAACCAATTTATCTCTTTCGAGTTTCAATTGCTCAACATGTGTGCTCCCATTTTTCGAAAGAACAATTGGTTCATCAGAGTTCAGTTCAAATTCAACCACATTTTTGAACCCATACAGTCTATTATTTTGTTTGCTAATAATTAATGTAGAAAGAGTTGAAAATGAAAGTGGAACAATTCCGGACATTGTTATGCCGTTGATGTGGTCATCATTCTGTAAATCGGTCATCACATAATCGCATTTTCTCAACAATTCAATCATCTGCGTTGTGTCCATTTGTTCATGCAAGTGAATCTGAATGTTCGAATTCAAACTGGAGGCAAAATCATTGCATGTTTCAAACACAATGCTTGTCTCGGACAATTTATAACCAACGGAACGAACAATTCCAACCAAAGGAGGAACCGTTGTTATTTCACCTGGAATTGTTGATAAATAAATCGCGCTTCCTATATTTCCTGGAACATGAATGTCAAGTTTCACCGGGTTTGCCCCAGACCACATTCCATCATTGTATGAATTTACGCCACTTGCAAAAGAAACCAACTTATTTGCATTGTTGGAACTGGTTGCCAATATCCAATCCGATTTTTCATCTAGATAATAAATTTTATTTTTGACTGTTTTTGTTGGTTTGCCAACTCTCAACGTAAAACTAGTATTTTCTAATGAAGGTGTTTTTTGTGTATGCAATCTCCTTCCGATAAAATGAACTTGCAGTTTCGTTTGGTTATTCAAATTTGCGCACAAACGATTGATTGCGTCATAGTTCAAGACAATCTGCCATCCCACAGTGATTGCAATGTGGATGCAATCTGATTTTAAATGTCTCAACTTTTCATTGACAGAAACAAGGTCATAACAAGGAAGCGCCCATCGCTTATTATTTCCCACAAATGGCCTGAGACCGATGTGATGCATGCACTCAGGGCGTCTGTTTGAAACATGGTGGTCTGAAACAATGCACTTCTGATTGAACCACTCACGCTTGAATGCAAAATCATCATCGGTTGTGATGAAAATCAAATCAAACGTGTGTCGGGCTTCGCAAAAACTGGAAACTGGTTTGAATTCTATATTCAAGTGATTGAATTGCGTTTTGTAAAAATCAAGCCAACCCATGTTTTTTTTCGTTTCTGTAAATATTGTTATTGATGATGCGTCATTACTTCGCGCAAAGTGAGCTAAGATGTGTCCAAATAATTCATAATGAAATTCAAATGAATTGAAAATGGCAACATTCCTTTTCATCAAAGTTTGTTTCCATTTGTGTGCGCGCTGGACCCAAGAACAATTTTCGGCATATGCACGACCCTGAATGCGAAGTGCCTTTTTTCTCTCTTCGTCATGTGCAATTTCACGCAGTGTATTGACCTCTGTGCCAGGCACAATCTGAATGCCGCATCCATTCATGGTGTCTGTCAAACCAGCAAGTGGATGATACAAACATATCACTTCGGACATAAGCATTTCCATTGCGGTGATGCAAGATGTCTCCGGCCAATTTGTTGGATATAACCAGAACTCTGCCGTGCTCATTTCAGAATAAAGCTGAGTTGGATTCAATTTGCCCAAGTGCTGAATGCAGTTGTCAGGATACTCCCGATTGAGAGATTCAATCCATGCTTGAACGCGTTTTTCATCATCATTGCATGGAAATGCTTCATATGTTGACACGACCAGGGTTGCATTCGGCAGAACCCCTACCACGTCCGGCCACAGTTCCAAAATGCGCGTCAGTCCACGCTCTGTACGCGATGTGTAGATGAATTTGCCTCGCTGTTTCAATGCGGGTGCAGGAAACAACTGCAAATCAATGCCATTGTTTATTATGTTCATTTTGGATTTGAGATGAGGATACAATTCAACATAACGGTCTGCGTGCCACTGCGTTTGGCAGACGCATCCATCAATGCACTCTGACCACTTTTCAATGATTGCTTTATCACTCATGTTAGAACCATAAGACAACAGACATGTATCATGTGCCCATATGTAGAACTGGTGAAATGAACACGCATTTCCATATATTTCCAGAAATGAAATGTAGCGCGAGCAAATCACCGTGTGAAATTGTGTGTTGTTCAATAACTTTGGCAAATCGTCCAAGGTCACATATACGACATTGAACTCTGGCAATTTTTCTGCCATGACATTCCCAGCAACGTAAATGGTCATTCCATCAAGTGCAAGTCCTAATTCTTTGGATAAATGAGCAACCGCTTTTTCTGACCCACCCAGCGCACCGAGTTTCATTTCAGTGTAGTTCCAGTGCTTGTTGCAGTATCCCGTATAAAACAACACATTGCGACTTGTTTTGAAGGTTTCTTTTGCCTTTGCTTTTTCTCTCATTGAAACATTGGGAGGCAATGAAACAACTGTGGAACCATTCGGTGTAATTTTGATAGTGAGTCCATCAAAGGTGTTTGCTGGAACACCATTCTCAATGACAAATTTCAAATATTCGTTTGCTAGTGATGCAAACGCATTCATTGCTTCTGGTTTCACATGATTTATGAAAAACCGTAAATTGAACATCAAGTTTTTAAGATGCCAGACACTGAATGTGCGGTGTTTTTCTTTGAAAATTGTCTCATACATTTGAATCCCACATTCCCGGTCTCCAACACGGTCTGCAACGATGATCATGTAATACGGAACATAAAACCCCGCTTTTTCTGTTTCCACAAACAGCTTTCCTGCATTGTTTTGAGGAACTGTCATTTTCACCATTTTGAAATAATTGTATGCCATTTCATTCATATTATCACAACAGTAGTGCACAATTAGTGGATACAAACACTCCACACGTTCATTGTCATATGAAAATGCTTTTACCAGATAAAAGAATCCATCATGAGCTTTTTTCAAAGCTTCATAACAGTTATACATGTAAAGACACGACACGTATTTTTCCTGCAACCAATTGTCTTGCGAAAGGGTGATTTTATACCATTTAATCGCATCTTCGAATCGCCCACAGTCTCGATAACTGTTCGCACAATAAAATGCATACCGTTTGTAAAGTTGGTCTCCACTTGCCAGTGCCGCTGCATGCGCATTCTCCAAAATGATTGCATCCTTCAAATACTTGTCGGGGTCCTTGTTGCGTGCACCACTGCGTCCAGAAACCAAATAATAGTCACCTTCTAGTATGCACGTTCGCGCAGGCGTGGGTTCTTGGCAACTGATGAATTCATGCAAAACCGACAAGTATTTGAATCTCTTGTGGTTATTTATTATTTGCGTGCGCGTGTAATTTGTCCCTGATTTTGCTGCGCCAAATTTCAAATGATACTCATCAAATAATACTTCAGTTGGAACATTGATAGTGCCATGAATTTCATCATCTGCATCAAACACGAGCAAAAGGTCGGTTTTGTTGAATGCTCGTTCAAGTGCAAGAGTTCGATTGTGTCCAAAGTCAACCCATTTATCACAATGCAGTTCCCCCTTTATTTTCATCTCAGCGAAAAAATCCGTGATTATCTCTCGAGTGTTGTCGGTTGAACCCGTGTCGCATATTACCCAATAATCAAACCGTATTTTGGAACACAACATTGCCAATGTCTGGCGAATAATGTGCGACTCGTCCTTGACAATCATGTTTAAACACATTGTCGGTCTCATCTTGTTATTTAAAAACACTGAAAATATGATTATTTTCATTGTTGAACATTTAAGCCTTTTTTTGATGATATTCATATATTCATTTGTCATGCATGAATGCTGCCACCACGGTTGAAGTATTCTTTTCGAAACTCAAGCATGTCGCTGTCGGGTATCCGCACACCTCTCATAAAATCTTCAGGAGTTCGTGTGCCTTCAATCAAGTTGACAATCATAAACAGTGCATACATCCCACACTCGGTGTTGCGTTTTTGATGCTGTTTTCTATTTTCATAATATTTGAATTGAATGCCGAGAGAACGACCTTGTTGCATGACCGTTTTTATAAACTCTCGAATTTCCTTTTGTGGTCTTTGGCCAGTGCTGTCAAAAAAGAACACATAGTTGTTCTTGTGTCTGGGTTCCATGCTGATGAACATCGACACCCAGTGCGACCCATTTTCCGTGTGTGGGTCCGTGTTGAACACAACGCCGATTTGATTTGTGCCGGACTCTATGTATTTTTTCAAACTAAAATGGCACAACTCTTCCCACACGCAAATTCCCGCCATTTTTGGTGCATTATAGTCGCTAGGAGATGGCCCTAAAAATTCAAATTTGGGAAACTTTTCTTCATATTGCTTCATCACGTCTTCAATTTCTTCGCTGCTTAACCACTCGTCTGGGTCACGAATCCATGATTTCGGAGATTCGGGGGCAAATATTGTGTCAACACCTGTGAGTTCATTGCTATCAAGTTCACTCATCCAACATGCTTCGTTTTGACACTTTTCAGCAAAACGTTGTTTCAATGCACCCCATATTTCTTTTGGGTCATTCGTTTCAATCCGGTCATCTGTGTATCGCAAATTCCATGCATCCCTCAATGCATGAAGCGACTTGTTGTCATAACATGTGAAATAATTTTCTTGAACAGGACCGCATTTCAACCGTTCAAACCGTTTCACACTTCTTCCCCCGCGCTTTCTTGAACGCCGTCTTGATTTTGATTTCCATGATGATTTCATCGTTTCAATTGTGCTGGAGTTATATTATGAAAATAATTTAAAATGACATTGGACACACTAATTTTTTGGTTTAGCTGACTTGGGCTTAATGTCTTTAGTTTTGAATTTGGGGTCATCCAAATTGATTTCTTTCACTTTTGGAATGGGAACCTGAGCAGAATTTGTTGAAGGCGGAGGCGTCATTTTGATAACATATGTATCCAACGTCGGCGTTTGTGGTTTGTGCTTGTCAAATGAAAGCAATATTTCTAGTTTTCGCTTGGATGAGTCTGACACGTCATTCCCATTATCACCCTCATCGCCATCATCGCCATCATCACCATCATCATTGATAACGTGATTGTCCTCTGCGGTTTCTTCTATTGGCGGTAAATATCCAATCGCAACGCACTCCGCCATGTGTTCTTCTTGCAGTGTATCATTCTTGTCTTTGTTTCTAAAATACGTTATGCAAGCCTTTGCATATGCTTCAAATGCTTGAATAACAAATATATCATTCACAGTTTCGCCTTTTAATAAATCGCGCGTCATTTCTATGATTCGTTTTTTATAAAAGCGCTTGGCTTTTTCGTATTTGCCGGCGAGGTCGGATTCTTTGGCGCGTAAGTAGCGCTCATACTGTGGCTGGTTCACCATAAGGTCCAGTGTGACATGGTCGACTTGGTCTAAATTCAAATTCATTGACAAGTAAATGTGCTAAATTTTGTCAGTATATTATGTCCAAATATGCATTTATGATGCATTCTAGCGCAGCTCATTGCTGTTCATCGGCCGCATACACATCTTTCAATAACCGTGCCGATGGGTCCAAGGTTCCCTCGCAAAACGGATGCCTCCAAAAATATGGAATCGTTTCGGCTCGTCCTTTTCCAGGAAAATGCCGTTCAAACACCGTCCTGTAATAATAACTCTCTTTGTCATATGGCGCATTATGAGAATACTTTTTCAACTCATTTGCAATACTCACTTCCACATCGCTGACACGCTTGTCCACATACTCTTTAATGATTTGCACCCAGGTACGTTCATGCCCGCTGACGCCGTCGCTGAACGCCTCCTTTCGACGCCACATGACGTCCTCCGGCAAAAGGGTGCCAAATGACTTACGCAGCAAATGCTTTTCCACTGCATATTCGGCACCTCCTCCAAAACGCTTCATCCACGGCGGCAAGCTCATGACAAATTCCAAAAACGTCTTGTCCGCAAACGGCACGCGCGCTTCCAATCCAGCACCACTTATGCTCTTGTCTGAACGCAGCAAGTCGAAGTATCGCACATCGCGCACCATGCGCGTATTCTCTCTTGCAAATTCGTGATCGCTTGGGGCTTTCGTGAATCCACGATACGACCCAAAAATCTCGTCGCTCATGTCGCCGCAAAATATCACAACGTTGTCTGTGTTATCATATATGTATTTGCTAACCAAATAGTTTCCAACTGATGCGCGCACCGTGGTCGTGTCATAACTCTCAATCTGGTAAATGGTTGCATCAATTGCGTCTAAAAACTGCTGCTCCGTGAGGCACACCTCGTGATGCCGCGTGTTCAAATGCTCTGCCACGCGCCGCGCCCACTTCAAGTCAACCGAACCCTCCAGTCCAATTGCATACGTGTTGACGACTGTACCTGGTGGCATGTGATTCACCACGAGAGCGGTCACAATGGAACTGTCCAATCCGCCAGACAACAAACAACCAACGGGCCGCTCGCTCATCAGACGCTTGCACACCGCAAGTTCAAACAAATTGCGCACCAAGTTGCATGCTCGTTGTTCAAGTTGTTCTTGTGATGCATTGACATCATCATGGAGTATTGCCGTGCCAAAATTATACACATACGGATTTTCTAATTTTTCATCCAACACAAGGTCGCTGTAATATGCATGCAAACTGGTTTCAAATACAGATTGGCTGGCATCACTCTTTGTTAGGGTCATATAACACCCTCCAGGAAACTGTTCCACAACGGCACAGTGCTCCAGCGCCTTCATTTCACTCGCAACCGAAACGTCATAGGAATAATCACTTGAACTTCCAATGTAAAGAGACCTTACGCCAAATGGGTCGCGTGCAACGTGCACCAAGTCGCGCTTTGTGTCAATCAGAACTAAGGAAAAAACACCGTCCAACTCTTTCAGCGTGGCACACATATCGCCATTAAACATGTTATACAAATGCAATATCACCTCACAATCGGAACCACTCACGCAGGTGAATCCATACTTGTGAGTCAATTTATAATGATTGTAAATCTCTCCATTGCAAATGAGTTGACAATCGAACAAATGAAATGGTTGATCGCCAGTCGATGTCAGACCATTTATGGCAAGACGATGAAACCCGAGGCAACGATGACCACTGACAACCAACCGACTGTTGTCCGGACCACGATGAGAGATTTTAGCAAAATTGGTTTGCAATGTCTTCAACATGGCCGTAGAGATACGTTTATCAGAGACAATTGACTGATAGTAAAAAATGCCACACATGATTTGAACCGACTGTGATTGAGAGATCTGATAAACAATGAAATAAACTCTTTAAATGAATGTTGAAAAATATTAAATATTATATTTGCACAATACAATACAACCTCAAAAACATAACACAAAATCATGTCTGAACGATTTTATGGTGTCCCAAATGGAGTTGCATTTTGTCAGCAGGAGCGGACCGAAGAGTTAAGCCGACGCATGAGAGAACGCAATATTCCGTCAGCTCCCTTGCAACCACAAATGTGTGCGCGTCCAGTGCTCACCAAATACACCATTATGCCCATTCTGGACCAGCGCAAGGAAGCAACCGTGCCAATCATGAACTACCCCATTTACAATCCAGAACAGGTGTTTAATCCAGGTAGCGCAGTTGCTCCATGGTCGGGCTACGCGACGGCGGTCAATGTGGAATCCACACTGCGTAGTCAATTTTTTGGATTGCAGAGATGCGACCAAGCAGAGTATGTGCCGTCATCCAAAAGCGACCTTTACAATGTGCGCATTGACTCACGCCAAATTCATCAAACGCATCCACTCTTGTTTAGGACTGAAAGGTTTGCACCCGTGAACCCGGATTGCTTCAATTTGGCAAACCATGTGTTCAATAATTCAACGCGCACTGAACTTAAGAATGTTGAATGACCTAATAATTTTATAATCAAATATATTATATATCATTTATATTTGATACAATGTCAATAAGTCCAAGATCCAACAGTTCAGCAACAACTGAAGACATTGCTGATTATGAATTATACATTATTAATGGCACCCCATATTTTATTGAAACACCACGTGACATTTATTTTCCGCCAGAACGCCTAGTTGTGTGGAATGAGAACGAAGAACAGATTGGAACAGTGCGTGACCTGCAAGGCACAGAGTATCAACACGTCTATTCTTGGGTGTATAGAAATCTTGCAAGAATTTATGGTAATATACGTGAAATTCCAGTTTCACCAGCAGCCATTCCATCGACGCCGCAACAACAGGCACAACAAGAGTTTGCTGACATGCAAAGTCCAGCATCAAGTCCGTTGCGGTTAAATTTTGAAGATGCTGTGATGGAAAGTCCAATTAGACAACCCAATCTGGATGAACTATCAGTTACGTTTAATGAGTTAACTGCATCATGCATGTATTATTACGATGGAAGTTCATTCATGCCAACACAACCTTATGTCCCGTATCAGGTTTCTTTGTTGACATGTGCAACTCCAACTGGCTTTTTTCCCATAAGACAACTTTCTGCAGAACATGATTTTCACATTGACATTAGCTCATCATCACTCATGTTAAACCCTGCCAACATTCGTGGCACCGCTTTTGCATTGACAAAAGATTCACCTGATGTGAATAAGAGAGTGGTGATAGCAGTCCCACCGTCTCATATATCTATTCCAGTAAATCACAGTAGTTTTTCAAACCTGATTTGTCTTTACATTCCACCAGGTTCCTCCTCCCCCGCCATGACATATCGCACCGACATTGTTTTGAATCCATTGAGGATTGGTGTCAACTGTAGCCAAATTCCTCACCCCAATTTTCAAGGAAATCCAAATTTCAGTGTAACAAGGATTGACCCTCATGCAATGACAGTTGAATGTTTAGAAACATTGGATAATGTCCACATAACTGGCAACCTACAACTTCAACAGTGTCCGTCCGAACGTCTCATTGCGGCCAGAGTTGCAACTCCTGAAGTATTGGTCACCCCACTTCGTGGTTTAGTGGATAACTTGAATAGCAGATTGCCAACTAGCGAGTTTGATTTGTTTCGATTGCCATATGTGTATGAAATCAATGTGCAAACAAACACGTGCACCAAAACCCCTATCAATGCAGCTGAAATAATGAAAGTCAATACCGAAACTGGCATGTCTTATCTTTCACAAGAACTATACGATGAACACATTGCACCACATGAATCATTGTTGATTCGAAACATGTTGTTTCAAATGATGTTTGTTTATGAAAAAAGAGGTCCCGAGTTTAAAGCTAACTGTCCGCCACACAAAATGTTATTTGATTTTTATCTAAGAAGAGATTCTAGACAGGTGGTGTTTCATTATGATAGAACTGCATTTTTTGAAGTTTCAACATTATCATTATTATTCATCATGCCGGATCATGTTACAAGACCTGGTCCACACATTATTCCAATGCCCACTCAAATTGACCCAACTGTGTCTGGTGGTATGCGTTACCTTGACCCAGAAACACGACGTGGTGATAGATTAACACGTGTTTGCACATTTCAAGTCCAGAATGGCACTTGTGTCATGTGCAATAACACATTTACATCACATTCAACTCCTGGCACAACACAATTATTTGAACGCGGGGTCAAACCGGTTTCTTGGTTAAAATTCAATGCACAGGACCCGGATGATCCAGCCAATGCCAAACTGTTTCATTTTCCTGAAATGCACATTCCAGAAGAGTACAAAGCCCGCATGGAGGCCACCAAAAGAATACAACGTTCATTTATTCGCATGTGGCATGTTGTGTCTGACCCTGTGCGCGATTCAACTGGAATTTTTGGTCATCCGCAGATAATGTTTTCCCACGAAGTGTTTGATGGCATGGTGAATGATGCGTTGGAACTTCAAGGTCTTTGGCTTCGTGGGGCAGGATGCATTTGTCTCGAGCTCACTGATTATCACTCACCAACCGAAATGTCAGATAAAGTTCACGGGACCGTCCGTGGTGCGTTTGGAGGTCGCCATGCATCGTCGTCTTTCAAAACAAAATCAGCAAAATTGGCAAAACTGGCAAAATCCGCATCATTTTCTCTCAAAGCAAAAGAAATGCATTCCAAGAATCAATTTCGCGCATCAACAATGTCATCCGTGATAGAAAAAATAAAAAGAAAACTAATGCAGTTTGAAAAAATATACAAAGATGCAAACCAAAATGTTTTGATGATTCGAGGAAAACACAAAGCAGCACACGGAGGCACACGCCGAGCCGGCGGTTTACTGTCCAAACGACGACACACCAGAAAGGCGCGTTTCAATAAAAAATAAATAAATCGTGTTGAAAATTTATAACTAGAAATCAGTTATAAATTTATTCATTTTTGAATATTGAAATCATTACTTAAATCGTTCCAAGCATGGCATTCACATAGCCGGATGTGTAGTAGTAGACAACTGCGAACACAATGGCATGCACAAATGCAACAACGTGCTTGGAACCGGTGGGGGGGATTCGCAACAGCACGTTGGGGCTAAGAACGTAAAACAGGAAAATCAAATAAATGAAGCTGGAAAAGTTAAACATTTGATATGGGGGGTTATAAAATACACTTATAAAATATTTATTTTCTAAACATCATTTTTTCCTTTTTGTTTTTTGGTTTGGTTCATATTTTTTGACTTTGATTTCTGGTTCTTGCGGTCCATCGAAAAACTCATTCAAGTGTTCCATTATTTTTTTGCTAATGATTCTGTCAATTTCCTGTTCCATTGGATCTTTTTTTGACGTCTGAAACTTGTGCATGAACTGTGATATCAATGCATGGAATTGTGCCACTGCAACCCCAGAGACGGTATTTCGCAGAGCGGGTGTTTGCATGAATCGGTCTGTCAATGTTTTAATGCTTAGTTGATGCACATATGGTTTCACATTGATGTAATACACTTGGTCATGTTCCATTTGTGAGTGCATTTGGTCATCCAAAAAACACACTTCCACATTTGATGGCAGTTTTGTGCATCGCATAAAGTCATCATACGTCTTGTCGTGGGTTGTGCGGCCCATTTCTATGATTTTTCCATTGATTTTGAATGCTGCGACAATTTTGTCAAACAGGTGTCCACCAAGTTTGGATTCTATGTATTTGATGATGTGCTCAACCCACTCACGCGGTCCGCTGTTATTCGTGTAAATCATGACTCCAATGCATTCATTTCTCTCTTTTTTCATTTTCAAAAATGTTAAAAGGTCCAATATGTTTGGTCGCAAGAATTCCGGAAATGCATCCATCAAATGATTGAAGTGAACGTACTGCATGCTCGATTCATTGTTCCACACTGTTTTGGTGAGAGCATCGCAAAAAATTCCCAGTTCAACAAAGTATCCTATGGTTTCATCCACATCGAGCACTACTATTTTTTTTGACACATTTGCCATTTGGTTTCACTAAATGCTGATAATGTTAAATGTCCACGCGCGTTGGCTGAATCAATGAAAATCAAGCTATAATATTTATATATTTAAATTTATATGACCATTTCAGCATATCAAAAATATTTTTTTTGTAAATGTTTAGTAGGAATCCTGTTTTAAAATTTGGTGTTTAGAGACATTTTACTTAATTCCGTTGTGAAACGCAGGACATGGCTGATTTAAAAATGACAAAATCGGATTATGAGAAGATTCTCTTGTATTATAAAATGCCAACTGCCAATTTAAGCAGTGCAGAACTAAAACGAAAAGCAGAGGAAATTTTGGCAACCAAATTGTGTAAATGCATCAAGGCAGTAGAAAAAAAGGTGGGAACTCAGAATGCCATTGCTCTTTGCACTGCCAGTGTGATTGAAAAAAAGGGATTGAAATATTATGACATGTCATGCAAAGGACGGGCGAAGTTTCATCCTCGCAGGGGAACCAGTGGTAGAAGACGGCACGCCTCGCTCATTTCCAAAACACGGAAAAATATTATATCTGCAAATTGATAAATAATAAATAACTCGTGTATTCACAATCTAAAAATGGTGTTTTTTTTCATTGCAGACTTGGCATTGTCCCTTGCAATCAAAGCAACCACATGGTGTTTAGGAAAAACATATGATGGAATTGTGTATCTTGTATCACGCAAATCCAAAACAAATGATGACAATGATGAATTTGTTGTAATTTCTCTCGAAGACTATCGTGCTCTTAGAGGAAAATGCAAATTAATCAAACTTGAACCAACGCAAACATCAAATGCAATTCAGCTCTCGGAGGAGGAAGTGTTGTCTTCATCCGAACCATCATCCAAGTAATCCATTGCAGAAAGAATTACGCGTTCTTGATTGCTTAGGCGTTGAAAAATGACAGCTTCGTCCATGATGACATAAAACAAGGCCGGATTGGGATGCGTTTTACACAATAGCTGCACTCCTTTCTGACCGATTTTGATGTCGCAAATAATTCCTCCCCTTGCAAGAGAGAGATTTTCCGGATTTTTCAAGTCAATCCAACGGATGTATGAACCATGTAATAATCCATTTAAATCATCAACATATCTATATTCTCTCAACTTGTGAAAGTAATCTTCCAAAATTGCTTGTTTGAATCCAAGTTGTTGCAATTGACGCCACTTTTCCGCATTGATTTTACGTGTATTCAAATTTGAAATGGACATGTTGTTTTCATTTTCAAGTGCCTTTTCAAGAGCAACCACGTCAATGGCTGCTTGTGAGCTTGCCTTCATCATGATGTTGATAACAGCTTGCATTGTATTTATATTTTTTATCCAAAACATAAACAATATAAACCCATTTTGATTTTTATTATAGCGTCATATGTTCAAAAGATTTTCCAGATTTATTAAAAAAACAATGGAATGTGTAAGGGTTCCGGTTCCATCGTCTTTAATTGAAAAAACAAATGAAACAGAATCAGAACATGTTATTATGGTGGTGTCTGACACGACAGTTCAGGAGATGACGCCAGCGCAAGTGCCAGCGCAAGTGCCAGTGCAAAGTGTAAAAATTCATGAACAAGAAAATTACAAGTATCAACCGGACATCGATATAATCCTAGCATGGAACCGTTCTTCAAAAAACGACATTGCACCATTGATTGCAATGATTCGACAACTGCTTTTTTTTTCAGACTTAAAAAAATGCACGATTCGTTCATATGGATTTACCAAAGATGATATTGTGTCCATAGTGGGAAAAACAAAACGACGGCCAGCTCTAGAAATTGATGTGTCCGACATAGATGTTAATGACCATCCACAAATTTTTAGAATGTATAGAAACATGCACTCCATAATTGGAATGCATCGAACCAGCCATTTCATGGTGCGTGTTGAACATGCATTTGACAACACTCAAATCGAATCGGAACATTTTGTTGTTTGCAGGTTAATGGACATTTCAAGCAATTCAGATGTTGTGGCTGGTTGTGGAATTGACTTAGTTCATCACATTGTTTTGCCGATTCATGTTGAACTGAAAAATATTACGAAAATACCGATTCATGCTCGCACAATTTTTCACCACATTTCATACAGCATTCAACCAATTGTGTTTCATTCTCAAACATTAGACACTTGGGTTAAAAATGCAATGAATATAACGAATGCCCAAGTTATGCAACTATGTGTTCAACTTGCAGAAGCTGTGCATTACTTGCATCAATCAAATGTTGTGCATGGAGACATCAAGCCAGGAAACATCTTGGTGAAAAACAATAGAGAAAGTGATATCACCACGCATGACAATTCACTTCCTTCCTTTTTAATCTACTTGATTGACTTTGGAATGTCTGGAGAAGCCGATGTAAGCGATGGAACTGGAGGAACTGTTCCATTTTGTGCACCAGAAACTGGAAACGGAGCGAACATAGAAAAAAAAGGGGACATTGAATTATACAAATGGACAAAAGTGCAAAAATGCCACGATGTTTGGTCAATGGGACTCATGTTCATGACCATCATTGTTTTTGGAAAATCATATGTGTTTCCGAGAAATTACCCGTCTGATTTTTTTGATGCAACCGGACATATCAATCCAAGCTACTTTGCGAAAATTCAAAATGAATCAATGCGCAACTTATTTGAGAAAGCACTAATGCCAGAAACCGAACGCATAACTTCTTATGAATTTTTAACTTTAGCTAGAAGCATTCAATTCGACGTTGTCGACCCCTTGAGCAAGTGGAGCAGCAGTAGAAGTGGAAGCGGGAGTGGAAGCGACGACTGATGCTGTGATTTTTTTCTCAATGGTGTCGCGCTTCACGTTTTGTTGTTGCAAAAACCACATGCATATCTTATCTAACACACTTATGGTGTTCATATAAGTTCTGTATTTGAAACAGCATATCGTTGCATTCGGCTGCATTTCTGGAAACTGAATGCTGCACCACCAGTAAGCCGGTATGTAAATGATTTGTCCAGCACGCAGTTCAACATCCATTGTTTTGATTTTATCAAAATCAGCACGATACTCCGATTGAACCTTCCATGGGTTCACTGGTGAACGAAATTCAAAATTGTCATAGTCGGACACGGGATACAAATATTTGCTAGCATGAGGTGCAATGAGTCGCATTTTTACACTGCCGTGAGTGACCAAATAATAATTACGATAATTAAGTTCATATCTGAGAGGCGTGGTGGTTCCAGGAGACGCACACATGAAATCATACATGCATTTGGACACCATCGGTGGGCGTAAAAATGCATCATTGTATTTGAATGTTTTTACAAGACCAGTTTCTTCCAAAAAGTCGCCATTGTTTTCACTAATGTAGCGGGACTCTTTGTCGCTCCGAAACGACTCCGCCACTGCATGCAATGTGAGTGGAACATATAATTCAGTTGCATCTGCTTCATCTGCCGCGTCTTTGACATTGCGAAGACGAACATCAAATGCACCGTATGATGCACGAATTGCATTTAATGTGCATGATTCCATCAATCTCTCATTTGCATAATCAAACAAAACTGGCTGACGAAGGTCGCACACTTCTTCCAGCTTATCTTTTGACGGTTGGTCAATTTCATACACTTCAAGGTCATTGCTGGTTTTCATATGGAAATAAATGTGTAAATAAAAAAAGAGAATGACACAAAATATCAAGACGGCGAACACTGATTGCATCATGCACTATTGTTGTATCCTGATGTTTTTTTTAAATACTTATGTTTATTTATATGCTACAATAATTTCATATAAATATAACGAGACAGTTTGGTTGATTACTTTTTGGGTTTGATTTTGGTTTCTATCACATCCAGCTGTATGTTATTTTCTGCATTTGCGTCTTCTTCAGGTGCATTTTCATCTTCATCTGCATCTGCAACTGCATCTTCGTCTTCATCTTCATCTTGACACTCTTCATTTGGTTGTTCGTATGAAGGAACGGGTGCCTGTAAGGGAACAGATGCAGACACGGGCACAGACACGGGCACAGACACGGGCACAGACACTGGCTGAGTTAAACTTTGACTAATAAGTTTCAACAACATGATGTTCATTTCATTGATTGTTTTTTGTTGTGCATGAAGCAGTTCGCGCAACTCTTTGTTTTCTGTTTGCACTGTGTCAATTTGTTCAATGATTTCAGCCAAATTGGAATTTGTCATAATGTTGTCCACGATTCCCGACACAAATTCATCATCAGTCAAGAGAGAATGTTTTGTTTGTTCTAAAATAAGTTGAGACCCGGAACCGGAACCGGAACCGGAAGACCCAGAATCAGCAATTCCACTTGGTATGGTTCCTGTTTCAATGCAGTTCAAACGATTCTTAAGTTCATCTATGGTCTGACTTTGTTGGAACAGTATTGTGTCCATTTGTTTTATAAGATAAATAGGAGGCATTGGCCATGTTAAATCTGGAACCTTGGAAGAGGACTTTTGATTTCCAGTTTTCGAACTCGTTGATTGGTTTGATAGTGGTTTCTGTGCCGATTGTTGTTGCTGTTGTTGCTGTTGTAGCATTCGTTGTTGTTGTTGTTGTTGTTGTTGAATCATGAATTGCTGTCTTTGAGCTGGTGTCATGTTTGCTAAAGAAGGTGCCGGTGCAGAACCGGGACGTTGCATCATGGGTTGCGGCATGGTTGGTGGTGGTTGAACCTGATTGGCACGGCGTTTTTTTGCAGCAGAAATTGAAGCTGAACTACTCATTCTGTAATTGTTTGTTTAAATGGTCATGACACTATAATTTTATATTATTTGCGCATTAAATAGTATTTTATGAATCATGATTCATGATTCATGATTTATGATTCATTTCAATAAAAATTGAAATCAATTAAAAACAAAATGCAGTTCCATGTATGTATCAGAGTCTGATTTAAGAAATGGCAGAACCAAATTCATTCCGTTTATTCGATTTTCAAGTGTGTGATGAGGTGCCTGGCACCAACAGTCGCAGCAGCAGCAGCAGCAACAGTAGTGGCTCCAATGGTGGAGCAAAGCACAACAAAGACAAAAAAAAATTCACGATTCAAATGTTCGGCATCAATGAACAAGGCCACACGTGTTGCATTCGTGTCGTCAACCATGAGCCCTTCTTCTATGTCAAAGTTCCCGAGTCATGGGGATTTGATGCCAAGGCACGCTTCCTCACCGACTTGAAAACGGCAGTCGGAAAATACAGTGAGGACTCCATTTTGACGGATGAATGCAAACTCATTCGCCGCAAAAAGCTTTACGGATTTGATGGCGGAAAAGACCACAAGTTCATCATGCTGAAATTCAAAAACATGGCAACCATGAACAAGGTGAAAAACCTGTGGTATGAACGCAAAGGCACGGACGTGCGCCTGAATCCACGCGGCTACAAAGAAACCCAAATCTACGAGGCCAACATCCCACCCCTGCTGCGATACTTCCACATCAAAGACATCAGCCCATCCGGATGGGTCAAGGTGAAAGGACAGCCGATTGAGTCTAACAAAATGACAACATGCCGGTTTGAGTATTGTGTCGGTCACAAAGACGTCGTTCCACAGCCCGAAAAGGAAACACTTGTCCCATACAAAATCATGAGTTTTGACATTGAAGCCAGCAGCAGCCATGGCGATTTCCCTGTCCCAATCAAAACCTATAAAAAGCTCGCCGCCAACATTGTGGACGCGTGCATGAAAGACCCCGCCACGGCAGCCACCAAATCAGAAGTGCACCGCATGATTCGCACCGCATTCAACACGGAATCACAACCAGCAATGACGCTGTATGAAGACATTGACCGGATTTACACCAAGATGACTCCCACTCCGGAACGGTTGGATTCCATGTTCGAACGTATGTGGTCCACTCCTGTTAAAACTTTGGTGGAAGAAGCTGACCCCGAGGCGATGAATGCCAATACCATTGAGAGCATGTTTGAAAAAATACGCGGAGAAATGGATGCAGAAGCCAATGGTGATGATGCAGAAGATGATGAAGCCGGGGATGCAGAAGATGGACGCAGTGTTTACACCACTGCCGCTGCACAACCCGCTTGGACAAAAAAACCAGCCACGACCAAAGCCGACGCATCTGCATCAAGCGCCTGTTCCATTCCAGAAATGTTACGTTCCACTGGGTTAGACCGCGAAACGAAAATCAACCATATGAACGATGCTCTTATGGCCGTGTTTCCACCAGTTGAAGGCGACAAGGTCACATTCATTGGCTCCACATTCCTGCGATACGGCGAAGACCGCCCTTATTTAAATCACTGCCTCGCACTCGGAACATGCGACACCGTTCCCAGCGCGGAAATTGTTAGCTGCAAAACCGAGCGCGCTCTGCTTCAAGCCTGGACGCAGCTCGTGCAACGCGAGGACCCCGACATCATCATCGGCTACAATATCTTCGGGTTTGATTACCAGTTCATGTTCCATCGTGCCCTGGAAAATCACGTGGAGGACGAATTCCTCAAGCTGTCGCGCAATGCCGACGAGTTTTGCGGAAAGCGCGATTTCAAAACAGGTCGCGTCAGCATCGAAGAAACCAGCATCGCACTGGCAAGTGGGCAATACGACTTGCACTACATTGGCATGCCAGGACGTCTTCAAGTCGACATGTATAACTATTTCCGCCGCGACTACAATCTCACATCTTACAAGCTGGATTATGTGGGTTCTTACTTCATCGGCGATGACGTGAAATCCATTGAGCACCGCGTGGAAGCTGATTCCGATTCGGTAATACCCGATGGAAAGGTCACGCGCATTTTCAGCAAGAATCTTACGGGGCTCGAGGCCGGCAACTACATTGAGCTGGAGGAAACCGGCCATTCCACCGATCCCTACAAGGACGGCCAAAAATTCCAGGTCGTGGCCATTGACCGCGCAGCCGGCCATTTTGAAATCCTCGGACATGAGACACCCGATATGAAAAAACATGTGCGATGGGGTGTGTCAAAAGACGACGTCACGCCGCAGGACATTTTCCGCATGACAAACCAAGGCCCCGGCCCACGTGCCGTCATTGCCAAATACTGTATTCAGGATTGCAACCTGGTCCACCATCTTATGAAAAAGGTGGACGTCATCACAGGATACAATGAAATGGCTAAGATTTGCAGTGTTCCTATCAGTTTTCTGGTCATTCGAGGCCAGGGGATTAAGCTTACCAGCTACATGGCCAAAAAATGTCGTGAAAAAAATACGCTGATGCCCGTTATTGACAAAGGACCTTCAGGTGAAGGGTATGAAGGTGCAATTGTTTTGCCGCCCAAGCGCGGTCTCTACCTGGACAATCCGGTGGCTTGCAATGATTATTCATCGCTGTACCCATCATCTATGATAAGTGAAAACCTGTCGCATGACAGCAAAGTGTGGACGAAGGAGTATGACCTGGATGGCAATCTGATTTGCGAGACGGGTGAAAAAGACCCGAAAACCGGAGAACATATCTACGACAATTTGCCTGGATACGGTTATGTAGATGTGGAATATGATACTTATCGATGGAAACCCAACGCGCGTGGCAAGATGGAAAAGCACCACAGCGGCAAAAAGGTGTGCCGGTTTGCACAATTCAAAGATGGCACAAAAGCGATTCTGCCGTCGATTTTGGAAGAGTTGCTCGCCGCGCGAAAGTCCACGCGCAAGTTGGCCGAGCAGCAGTCCGACCCCTTCATGGCTAACGTTTTAGACAAGCGACAACTGGCCTACAAGGTCACCGCAAACTCGCTTTATGGACAGTGCGGCGCAAAAACAAGCTCGTTCTATGAAGTGGATGTGGCGGCTTCCACTACGGCAACCGGGCGCAAGTTGCTCACGTATGCCAAGCGCATGGTGGAGGAGGTGTATGGAAATACCGAATGCCAAACGAGCAAATATGGCATCGTGCACACGCGTGCTGAATACGTGTACGGCGACAGTGTGGCGGCATACACTCCAGTGTATGTTCGATTTGGTGGCGTCATTGATGTGTGTCCCATTGAAACACTTGCAGAAAAATATGGCGCGAATCCGAATGAATGGTCCGACTGCAAAGAAGATGGAAAACAAACCAAGCAGGTTTGCGAAATGATGTGCGGCGTGGAAACGTGGTCAGAAAAGGGATGGACACGACTTCATCGTGTAATTCGGCACGTGCTCGCTCCTCACAAAAAAATGATGAGAATCATCACGCACACTGGAATTGTTGACGTCACGGACGACCATTCTTTGATTCTCTCAAACGGTCATGAGATTTCACCGAAAAATGTGGAGATTGGAACAAAATTGCTGCATTGTGCGTTGCCGCAGCCACAACCCGCATCCGATGAAGTGCCAGTGATTACTGTTGAACAAGCCAGAGTCATGGGGTTCTTCTTTGGAGATGGAAGTTGCGGAGAGTATGATTGTGATTCTGGCAAAAAATGTTCATGGGCATTGAACAATGCCTCGATGGAATTCATCCAAAAATATCTTGAACTATGCAAAATCGCTTACCCAGATTTGGATTGGACATACAACGACACTCTGGAAAGTTCTGGGGTATACAAAATTGTTCCAAAATCAAAAAAATATGGAAGCATTGTGGAATTTGTGAAATTATATAGAAACATGATGTACTACCAAAAATGCAAAATCATCCCAACCAGCATTCTCAATAGCACGAGAGAAGTTAGAGAAAGCTTTTGGAACGGCATGTATGATGCTGACGGCGACAAAGCTGAAAATGGAAACATTCGAATTGACCAAAAAAATCAAATCAGCGCTGCATGCATATGTTTGTTGGCTCAAAGTCTTGGATGGAAAACATCATTGAACACGCGTTCAGACAAGATGGACATTTATAGAGCGACCATGACAACCGGCGTTCAGAAAAAATGTCCCGATTCCATCAAGAAAATAATAACATTGCCGGATGTGGAGAATCAATGTGTTTACGATTTGACCACAGACAATCATCATTTTGCGGCTGGAATTGGAAACATGATTGTTCACAACACGGACTCTGTATTCTACACGTTCAATTTGTCCAACAAGGACGGAACACCCATTCGCGGCAAGC